TGGCCCGGCTATTTTCACAAGCACACGGTGATGGCCACGCTTGAGGAAATACGCCGTGGATGACGCGGATTGCGCCGCCATCGCTGCGGACAAACACCTGCAAAAGGCCCTTGCCGCGGCCCGTCCCGATCCCGGCCGGTTCCCGTCCAGACGGTTTTGCGAAGATTGCGAGGAACTCATACCCGAGGCCCGGCGCACGGCATCCCCGGGATGCACCCGGTGTATTAATTGCCAGGCCCTGTTTGAAAAGGAAAACTCATGACATCTGCTCCTGTTGATTATAATGCCCTGCGCTTCTGGTCGTCCACGGCCCAGTGGGGATTGAACCTGCTGGTGATGATCTACCTTTGGCGCGGCCGAAAAACCCAGGCGGCCGCCAAACGGTTTCACCAGGCCGAAGAGTGTCTGACCAGCCGCATCGATGCCAATGAACGCGATATCCTGCGGGTCCAGGCCGAGCTGAAACACCTGCCCACCCAGGGCCAGTTTGACGCCCTGGGCACGGATATCCGGACGTTGACCAAATCACTGGGTAATGTGGAGGGCCGTCTGGAGGGCCTAAACAGGGTTGCGGATTTAATGAACCAATTTTTGATCAACCAGGGAGGCAATAAACATGAGTAGCTATACCGCCTTAATTGAAGAGGACCGCCACCTGGTGATCCTGCGTATCCTTGAAGAGGACCCGGGGTACAGCCAGAACGAAGCCGTACTCCAGACCTGCCTTGCCGCCCTGGGTCACAACGTGAGCCGTGACCGGGTGGTCACGGACCTGACCTGGCTGGCCGAACAAGGCCTGGTGACCATCGATGAGGTGGTCAACGTCAAGGTTGCAACCCTGACCGCCCGCGGGGCCGATACAGCCCAGGGACGGGCCACGGTGCCGGGCGTCAAGCGGCCCAGCCCAAGGTAAATGATGAATCCGGCAGCGCGCCCCGCCCGCCTCGCCTGAGCGAGAGCGATGGCGGGCAGGAGCGCTACCACCACTTTTCACTTTTCACTATTCAATTTTCAATTAAAAAGGGTCTCATGACCACCCAGCAATCCAGCATAGACCGCCTACCAGACGATGTCCGGGAAAAGCTCCAGGAGCTGCTTCGGGATCCGCGCGTGACACAGCTCGACGCCACGGCCCGGATCAACGCTATCTTAGATGAGGTCGATCACGATGAGCGCCTCAGCAAAAGCGCGGTCAACCGGTATGCGGTGCAGATGGATAAAATCGGCGCCCGCCTCCGCCAGAGCCGGGAAGTAGCAAAAATGTGGATCGGCAAGCTGGGGGCAGCGCCCCAGGGCGAAGTGGGCAAGCTGCTCAACGAAATGGTCCGCACCCTGGCCTTTGAGGCCACCATGGAGATGGCCGAGGGATCGGCGCCGGTGCAACCCAAGATGCTCAAGGACATGGCTATTGCCATTGACCGGCTGGAGCGGGCCGCCAGTGAGAACGTGAAACGGGAAGAGAAGATTCGCAAACAGATTATCACAGAGGCCGCCGATGTGGTCGAGGAAACCGCCCGGAAACAAGGCGCCAGCGCGGCCACCATTGACGACCTGCGGGCCGCTATCATGACGGAGATGTCTTCATGAGTGCCGTATTGCTCCCATACCAGATCCGGTGGAACAATGATGTGTCACCGGTGAAGATCATCGAAAAAAGCCGGCGCATCGGCCTGTCCTATGCCGAGGCAGCGGACGCGGTGCTGCACGCGGCGGACGCGGATCGGGGGGCCAACGTGTATTACATCTCCTATGACAAGGAAATGACGTCCTGGTTTATCCAGGATTGCGCCACCTGGGCCACGGCGTTTCAGGCCGCCTCCGGAGAGACCGGAGAGCAGCTGCTGACGCGCGATGACGGCAGGGACATCCATGTGTATGACATCCCCTTTGCCAGCGGAAACCATATCCGGACGTTTTCTTCCAACCCGCGCAACTTGCGATCCAAGGGCCGGCCCCGGGAACGCCTCGTGCTGGACGAAGCGGCGTTTGTCGACGATATCGATGAGCTGCTCAAGGCCGCCATTGCCATGACCATGTGGGGCGGTACCGTTCATATTATTTCAACGCACAACGGGGATGAAAACCCGTTCAATGGCCTGATCCAGGACGCCCGGGCCGGTAAAACCGATTATGCCGTACACCGGGTGACCTTAGATGATGCCATTAATGACGGGCTGTACCGGAAGATCTGTGAAGTCACCGGCCAGCCGTGGACCGCAGCGGTCGAGGCCGATTGGCGGGCGCAGCTGGTCAAGCGCTACCATCCCAACGAGGATGAGGAGCTGTTTTGTATACCGGCATTCGGCGGTGGGGCCTACCTGCCCCGCGCCCTTGTAGAAGCCTGCATGGCCGATGCGCCGTTGCTCCGCTTTGACGGCACCCGGGCGTTTAATATCGCCAAAGAGCCGGCCCGCCGGGCGGAAATGGCCGATTGGATAAAGGACATCCTCCAGCCGGAACTGGATAAACTGGATAAAGACCGCCGGCACGTATTTGGCATGGACTTTGCCCGGGTGGGGGATATGTCCGATATTGTCCCCCTTGAAATCGGCGCCACCCTGCACAAGACCTGGCCGTTTTTGGTTGAGCTCCACAATGTGCCCTATAAACAACAAGAACAGGTGGTGCTGACCATCGGCAAAGGCCTGCCCCGGTTTGGCGGGTGCAGCATCGATGCCGGCGGCAATGGCGGATTTATCGCCGAGGCGGCCACCGATGCCTGGGGCGAAGGGATGGTGGACGCCATCCATTTTACAGAGCAATTTTACCGGGATGAATTCCCCAAGTACAAGGCCGGTTTTGAAGACCGGACCACCACCATCGTCCGCCATGATGACGTACTTGAAGACCACCGGGCTGTGAAATTAATGCGGGGTGTGCCCCGGGTGCCCCAGGGTAAAACCGACAAGGCCGGAGAGCGCCACGGTGACAGCACGATCGCCGGGTTGCTGGCTGATTTTCGCAGCCGGAACGATGCCTCTGTCACCATAGAACACGAGTCCACCGGCCGCCGGCCCACTTTCACAAAACTAAACCGATTCATGGGACGCTAAAACATGGCTGACGACACAAAAAAAACCGCCACACCCGTCACGGACGAAATCGCCACCACGCGCAATGATCCGGATATCTTTGCCGGGTATCTGAACCGCCTGGAAAATCCGGACCCGGTGTTAAACACCGAGGCCTACGGCAAGGGTATTCGCTTATACGACGAAGTGGACCGGGATCCCCATGCCGGGTCTGTACTTCAGACCCGGTACCTGTCCGTGGCCGGGTCCGAGTGGGAGATCCTGCCCGGCGAAGATACCGCCGCGGCCAAACAGGTGGCGGCCCTGGTGGAAAAGGCCATCAAGGGCTGCAATTTTGTCCAGTTCGTGGCCGAGATCATGCAGGCCGTGCTCTACGGGCACTATGAAGCCGAGGTTATGTGGCAGGTAAAAGACGGTGATGTGCTGCCGGCAAAGATCATGGGCAAGCATCCCCGGCGGTTCGTTTTTACCCCCGAGCGCGAGCTGCGCATGCTCACCCTGGCCAGCCTCATCGAGGGGGAAAAGGTCCCGGACCGAAAGTTTGTTACTTTTTCCTATGGATCGTCAGACAACCCCTACGGCAAAGGGTTAGGGCAGAAACTCTGGTGGCCGGTATGGTTCAAGAAAAACGGCATCAAGTTCTGGCTGATTTTTTTAGAAAAATTCGGCATGCCCACCATCGTGGGCACGTACCCGTCCGGCACACTGCCGGAGCAACAAACGGCCCTGATGGCGGCCATCGAGTCCATCCAGTCCGACTCGGGGGTCAAGATCCCCGAGGGCATGGCCCTGAATCTGTTGGAGGCCTCCCGATCGGGCAACGTGACCCACGAGTCGTTGTGCGACTACATGGACCGCCAGATGTCCAAGGCGGTGCTCGGCCAGACGCTGACCACCGAAGTGTCCGGCACCGGCTCTTATGCGGCCAGCCAGACTCACGATGAGGTGCGCTCCGATATCCGCACGGCCGATACCGACATGGTGTGCGAGTGCCTCAACGCCACATTGGTGCCTTGGATCGTGGATTATAATTTTGCCAATGTCCCCGTTTATCCCAAGCTCCGGCTGCGCACCGAAGCGGATCCGGATCCGGCCGAGCGCGTCGAGGTCGACAAGACACTGGTCACCGACATCGGCCTGCCCGTGGCCCGGCGCTATTTTTACGACACCTATAACGTACCCGAGCCGGGTGCCGGGGATGACCTGGTGCAGCCGGCGGTCAAGGCCCCGGGCATGGCCGGGGCGTTTTCAGAAGCCGCGCTGACGCCCGCACAACAGGCCATTGAAGGGCTGACCCACAAGGCCATGGCCCACAGCGCCGATGTCATGGCAGGCATATCCGGCCCGGTCAAGGCCCTGCTGGCCAAGTCCACCTCCCTGGAAGATTTCAGGGACAACCTTTATGCCGCGTTTTCGGATTTAGATCCGGCTGCCTTGGAAGATCTGCTGGCCCGGGCCATGTTCGCCGCCGAGATGCACGGGCGGGCAGGGATTGAGGCGAAGATGAAAAAAGACAGGCGACAATATGAGAAATAATCGATTCGCCCTGAGTGCCCCAAATTTAAACGATCACTCGTTTACACGGCCGGTTGCCTATACGCACAAGTCGTTAAACAAACGTAGGCGGTTTTAAACACGGTTTCAACGGGATTTAACCGGACTGAGAAGGCGAAAAGAAGCTATTAGCGGTTAGCCGTTAGCGATTAGCTAAAAGCCAATAGCTAATAGCTAATTGCTAACAGCTCAAGGAACCCATGGACGAAAACATCGACACCATCACCATCGAGCCATTGCCCTTTGACGAGGCCATCGCCTACTGGGCCGATAAGGTGCCCCTGACCGCCGATGAACTCGCAGGCGTTGCAACGGCGGTAAAGGCCAAAGCCTTTACCGTGGCCCGGGTATCGTCCATGGATATCATCGAAGATCTCCACAAGGCAGTGGGAAAAGCATTGACCGACGGCGAAACCCTGGCGGACTTTGCCGGGCGGTTAGATGAGATCATGGCCACCCGGGGCTGGGACGGCCTGGCCCCCTGGCACATGGAGACCGTGTTTCGAAACAACATCCAGACCGCCTATAGCGTGGGCCGCTATGACCAGATGGTCGGCAGTAAAAAAAGTTTCCCTTACTGGGAATATGACGCGGTCAATGACAGCGACACCCGTCCCACCCACGGCGCCCTGGACGGCAAGATCTTCCCGGCGGATCACACGTTCTGGGATACCTGGTACCCGCCCAACGGCCATCGATGCCGGTGCGGCGTCAACCCGGTGCACCGATACGTGGCCGAAGAGGAGGGCCTGACCATCGAAACCAAGGACCCCACCGGCGGGCTCATCGAACCCATTGACCCGGTGAGCGGGGTCCGCATGCCGGCCCGGCCCCTGATCCCTGATCCGGGGTGGGATGAAAACCCGGCCAAATCGCCATGGAAACCGGACCTGTCAAAATACCCGGCGGCCCTGGCCGATCAATTTTAAACCGTAGGGGCTGGCCCCCGTGCTCGCCCGCCAAAAGGAGAACCAGACGATGAAATTCAAAGGCTTCGACGGTTACATCGAGATTTTCAAAGGCGGCCCCCAGGTCGACAACAAGGGCCGCACCCATGACGGCAGTGCCCTCATCGACAAGGCCCTGGCCGGTTTTAATGCGGCCGTGCATGAGCCCCCCATCTGTGTGGGCCACGCCAAGGACAACGCCCCGGCCTTTGGCTGGGTGGAAGGCCTCAAGGAAACCGTGCGCGACGGGACCCGATACCTGTCTGCAAAGTTCAAGGACGTGGTGCCCGAGTTTGCGGACCTGGCCGTGGCCGGTCTGTATAAAAAACGATCCGCTGCCTTTTACCCGGACGGGCGGTTGCGGCATGTGGCGTTTTTAGGCGCGGCCCCGCCGGCCGTCAAGGGCCTGGCTGATATCGGGTTTAACGATGACGCTGCGGACGTTTTGGAATTTGACGAGACCAACCCCTGGACCTGGCGGACCATCGCCGGCGTCTTTCGCAAACTGCGCGAATATATCCTGGAAAAAGACGGGGCTGAAAAGGCGGATGCCATTATCGGCAACTGGGATATCGAAGAGATCAAAGATGAGGAAACACGGGCTCTGTCAGCGCCTGCCACGGAAGCGGCGGGACTTATCGAAAACCAATTTACAGAAAGTGAGGAACACATGGGAATCAAAGAAAAAATCACCAGTATGCTCACCGGCCTGGGGGTTGACCCCGCAAAGGTCACCATCCCCGACGATGCCCTGCCCGCTGATGCCGGGGACAGTGCATCGTTTACCGAGGCGGACATCGATGCGGCTAAAAAAACCGCGGCCCAAAAGGCCCGGGCCGATGTCGAGGCGGAATTTGCCGAAAAGGCCCTGGCCGATGAGAAGGCCGCGGCAAAGGCAAAGATCACCGACTGGGTCAAAGTCCTGGTGGCAGGCGGCAACGTGCTGCCCGCCTGGGAAAAGATGGGCCTGGCCAATTTTTGCGAAGGCCTCGACGCCATGGAGACCATCGAGTTTGCCGAGGACAGTGACAAGGTCACGGCATTTGACTGGTTCAAGGCGTTTGTCGAGGAACTGCCCAAGGTCATCGACTTTTCCGAAGTGGCCACCCGGGATAAAGACGTGGGCGGCGGTGACGCCGCCGGTAAGTTAACGACCCTGGTGGCTGCCAAGCGCAAGGAAAAACCCGAGATAGACTACAGCGCGGCATTTTCCGAAGTCCAGGCAGAACACCCGGCTCTGGCGGCCGAATACGCAAAGGATGTCAACGCGTAATCCCGGCATCATAGGGTGTCAGCGCGCAGCGCTACCACCCGTCAGCAATAATCAATAAAAAGAAAGTGAGGAACTCATGGCAATAGAAAATATGATCCTGGATGTATCTGCCGAAGCGGCGGAGGACCTGTCCGATGACCAGTACCGGTTCGTGGTACTCAACTCCTCAGGGGCTGCCCGGCGCCCGGACAGCGCCGCGGAAGTGCCCTACGGCATCCTGCAAAACGCCCCCGAATCCGGGGAAGCTGCCCGCATCCGTGTGGACGGCATCTCCAAGCTGGTGGCCAATGCGGCCCTGGCCATCGGGGAATTTGTGGCCCCGGAATATGTGTCGGCCGCCGATGCCGGCAAGGGCCAGGAAGCCGGGCCGAACTGGAAAGCATCCCGCGGCGTGGTGGTGATGGCCGCCGGCGCTGAAAACGACCTGGCCTCCGTGCGGCTCATCGGCCCCTTTCCCCAGGGTCTGGGTACCCTGATCGGCCAGACCACCGTGACCTCCATCGCCACGGCCGCTGCGGCCACCTACACGGCGGCCCAATTGCTGGGCGGGCTGATCATCCGGGACCCGGCCGGGGCCGCGCGCTCCGATGTGACCCCGACAGCGCTCCTGATCATCGCGGCCCTCACCCAGGCGGGCGTGGGCAATAGTTTTGAATTCACCATCAAAAATGCGGCGGACGCGTCGGAGGTCCTCACCGTCACCGCCGGCACGGACGTGACCCTCACCGGCACCATGACCATCGGCCAGAACAACAGCAAACGGTTTCTGGCCGTGGTCACCGCCAGCACAACGGTCACCATCTACAGCCTGGGCACCGTGGTCCATTAAACCGACGTAGGGCCGGACCTGTGTGTCCGCCCTTAAACCCATTCAACCATTAAACCCGTAGGGGCTGGCCCCCGTGCCTGCCCTAAAAAAAAAGGAGTACCCCATGCCAGACGACGTAAGAAGTCAAATAGTGGCCGGCCCCCTGGCAAACGTCAGTGTAGCCTACCGAAACAAAAGTTATATCGGCGATCGGATATTCCCGATCATCGACAAGGTGAGCCCCCGGGCTAAAATTACCAAATACCTCAAGGGGGCCTGGTTCCGGGATGAGGCCGCCATCCGGGCCGCCGGTACCGAAGCCGCCCGGGGCAAGTTTCCGATGAGCAGTGTCAGTATCGCCACCGCGGAATACGCCTTTGCAAAGGAGGTCACCGATGAAGACCGCCGGGACGCCAAGGTGGCCGGTGCCCCGCCCCTGGATCCGGACAACGACAGCATCGAGTTTGCCGCCGATAAGATCGACCTCAAGAAAGAGCGCCGGGTGGCCAGCCTGGTTTTAGACGGCACCTGGTGCGGCGTGGCCGGGGAAGATACCGAGGGCTTATGGGCCGCCAGTGATTCAAACACGTTCATCGATGATGTGGAAACCCGCATCGAGACCATCCGCAAAAATTCGGGTGTCCGGCCCAACGGGCTCATGCTCAGTGCCAATCTCCTGCCCCAGCTCAAACAGGAATCCACCGTGCTTGAGCGCATCAAGTATACCGAGCGCGGTATTGTGACGGCCCACCTGATTGCCGCCATGTTCGAACTCGAAGAATGTCTTATCGGGGATGCCATCTATTCCAGCGATGAGGAAACCTATGCTGGTGACGACTTCACCGCCGTGAACGTCTGGGAGAAAAACGCCGACAAGGGCAGCGCCTTTTTGTTTTACCGGCCTAAAAAACCGGGGCTCAAGGTGCCGTGTCCGGGATACCAGGCGCGCGTGGCATACGATACCGGCCAGGCCCGCCGGACTGAAAAGTGGCGGGAAAATGCCCGGCATCAGGATGTCTACGAAGTGGCTGAAGAGACCGACATCCTCCAGACCGGCTCATACCTGGGGTTTCTCTGGTATGACTGCATTTCCACCTGATGGATGATTTTAATCTGTAGGGGCAGGCCCCCGTGCCTGCCCCTTATTAAGGAGACAATAAAATGCTAATCAAATATCTCGGCACCGGATCCAGCGTTACCGTGGTCCCCTACGGCCAGCACCTGAAAGACGAAGTAAGGGAGTACCCCGACGAGTTCGGTGCCGATCTCCTGGAGACCAGCAAGCGTCAGCGGTTTGAGGAAGATGACGGGATCAGCGCCACATCGCCGCCCCTGAAAAACATGACCGTGCCAAAACTCCAGTCCCTGTGTAAAAAGCTGGGGATCGAAACCGGCCCCAAAGACAAAAAGGCGGAGCTTATCGCCTTAGTGGAAAAACACACGGCACCGCCACCGGAAGAAAAACACACGGCCGAGCCGCCGGAGGAATAAACGATGGCCTATTGCACCCAGACCGACATGCTGGAGAGCATCAGCGAAGATGACCTTATCGACATCACAGACGATGACGATGCCGGTATCATTGACACCGATGCCGTTGACCGGGCCATTGCCGATGCCGACGCGGAGATCAACACTTATTGCGCGGTGCAGTATGACGTGCCCTTTGCCACCGTGCCGGCCATGGTGCGCAAGATCGCCGTGGATATCGCCGTATACAACCTGTATTCCCGGCGCCGGGGCGCGCCCGATGATCGCAAAGAGCGCTATAACAACGCCATTGCCTTGCTCAAATCCGTGGCCGCCGGCACGGTGAGCCTGGGGGTGGATACGCCGTCCCCGGATGATGACGGCGGTCCTGCGGCTGTAAACCCGAAAAGCGATCGCATTTTTACCCTGGGCCGGGCATCGGACAGTTCCAGCGGGTCTTTGGATAACTATTAAACACAAAACAGGGTAAACCAACCCATGATTGCCGTTAAATACACCATTAACGACCTGGAAGCCAAGGTCGCACTAAAGGACCTGTCCGGTCGGCTCTCAAAGCCCCAAAAAGCCCTGAAAGAATGCGGGTTGGTGTTGCTGCGCTCGGTTGCCAAAACCTTCAAGGCCGGCGGCCGGCCGGTGCGCTGGAAGGCCTCGGCCCGGGCAAAAGCCGCCGGCGGAAAGACGCTCATCGACACGGCCAGGCTCATGCGATCGGTCACGATAGCGGTTTCTGCTAAGTCGGTGACGGTGGGCACCAACGCGAAGTATGCCCGGATACATCAACTGGGCGGGCGGATCAAAAAAAACGTAACGGTGAAAAAGCACTGGCGGTATATGGCCAAGGCTTTTGGAAAGACCATACCGGCCCGTCATGTACTGGTTGAACAGCACCGGCGGAACATGGATTTCAAGATGCCGGCCCGTCCGTTTCTGGTGATCCAGGCTGCCGACCGGCGGATATTTACGCGCATTTTCGGAGATTATCTAACGAAATGAAAACGCTCATCAGCGCCATCAAGGCCCAACTCCAAACCGACCTGACCTATGTCCGGGACAGCGATATCTATGTGACCGAAGATCTCCTCCTCATCCCCGATACGGTCCGGTGTCCGGCCGTGGCGATTAAAGATGGTGACATTGACTACACCATCGAAACCCAGGTGCAGGAAACCGATACCCTGGAGGTTACCCTTGCCGCCTATGTTGAGCTGAGAAAACCCGAAGCCACCATCATGGGCGATGCCGCCACCGGCCAGAAAGGCGTGCTGGATATCATCGCTGATATTGTGGCCGCCCTGAAAAACAACACGCTTTCCGGCCAGGCGGCCGTTGCCGTGCCGGTGGCGGAAACAGCCAGTGAACTATTGGCCGATGAAAAAACGGCCATCCAGACCAAAACCGTCACCATGCGCTACAGCCGTTATGACTGAGCGTCTACAGGAGGATACTATGCAAGTCATTTACAAGGATCCGGAGGGCCGGCCCGGCACATATCACCCGAAGTTGGGGTATATCGCGGCGGGCAAACCGTTTGCCCTGCCCGATGATCAGGCTGCCGGATATATCGCGGCCGGGTTGCTCAAAGAGGTTAAAACCGAAAAACAAAAATCAAAAACAGCGGAGGTAACCAATAATGGGAAACCCATTAACAGGTAGAGAAATACTCGTGGGCCTGAAAAAAGCCGCCACCTGGCGGACGGCCGTGGCCGCCGGCGCAAACGACGGCATATTAATCCTGTCCGAATCGTTCAAACAGACCATCGAGCACATCGATGACGACAGCGCGGGCCTGGCCTTTATCCAGCGTACCGACCAGGGCAAGATCAACGCGGGCGGCGGTATCGAAGCTTATATGCGCTATGAGGGGCTGGACACGCTCATTGCGCTGATCATGGGCACGGCGGGCGCCCCCGTGCAGCAGGCGGCCACCGCGGCCTATATCAACAGCTATGTGATGGCGGACAACGTGTCCGGATTGTTTGCCACGTTGCCGATGCTGAAAAAATCGGACAAGGTCTGGGAATTCCCGTCCGTGAAATACAACAAGTTCGGGCTGTCCGGAGAGATGAACGCCCCTGTTAAACTCACCGCCGATGGGATCGCCAACCAGCTGGAACTGGCATCGGTCATCAACACGGCGGCCACCATGGCCAGCCTCACCTACCCGGACAAGGGCAACCGGATCATCATGAACAAGGACGCCCATTTCTGGCTGGGGGATGAGTCCGGGGACGCCCTGGACATCGGGGACGCCATCTACCCGAGCGGGTTTGATCTGTCCTTTGACCGCCCCATGGAGGCGGACCTGACGACAGGCAATGAAGACGTGGACGAACCGGTGGGCGAAGGGTTTCCCCAGGCCACGCTCACGTTGAATTTTCCGCGGTATAACGATGCGAACCACACGTTTTTTACCGACTGGGAAGCCCTGACGCGCAAAAAAATGGAGATCTATTTCAAGGGCGGCGTCATCGAGACCACTTATTATTACGAGTTCAAAATCTCGCTGCCGAACCTGAAGGTGATAGATCCCGACGCGGCTATCTCCGGCCCGGGCAAGATCCCGATGAGCCTGAGCTTCAAGGTGCTTGGCACCGATACCGCGCCCACCGGCATGACCGGCATCACCCAGCCGTTTCAAATCGACGTGCAGAACAAACGGACCACCGATCCGCTGGCCTAAACAAGCAACACCTAATATTGGTTATGGAGATAAAAGAATATGTACATTGAAATCATAGAAGAAAGTGAATCATTTGAATTGCCCATCGGAGACTCCGTGTTTGAACTGCGCCGCTTCGGGTCCGATGTGCACCGGCTGATCGAGAAAAAACACACCACGAAAAAAAAGAACCCCAGGACCGGGCTGTTTATGGTCGAAAAAGACACCTATGCCATCAACGCGGACCTGCTGGACTATATGATCACCGGCTGGGAAAACGTCAAAGCACCCACCACCGGGGCCGATGTGCCTTGTGAATATGACATCAAGCAACAGCTGCCCGGTGTCGTCAAGGTGCAGATTATTGAGGCGTGTGATGCCGATTCCATTACCGACGATGGGCAAAAAAAAAAGAGCGGGAAAACCTGATCGAGTACGTCCAGTACCGATTGGACTATCCGGAGATGAATTGTGACCGCTGTGACGAACTCTTTGAGGTGGACGGCATTGAGCCGGACTGTGAGAACTGCGATGTTCCGATGTTGCTCCCGGAAAACCGGGACCTGCTGGCATTGTATCGCACCATAAACACGGCGTTTGTGAAAGATTTTTCGGCCCTGGCCCTGGTCTTTGAGGTCCATAATATCGCGTGTACCCGGGAGACGGCCAGGGAGATGCTGGAAAAGCTCAGCCTGCTGCATGGTCTCGTAAAAGGCAGGCAGATCGAAGCGGAAAACCGCAAAATGGCACTGCGCAGGGCAAAGGGAAACCCATATGGCCGATAAAAACAAGGTCTACATCACATTAGAGGTCGATGACAAGGGCAGTGCCGTCGTCAAACGATTTGATGATACCACGGACAGGGCCTTTGACAAGCTGAAGAAAAATGTGACCGCCGGGGCCGCGCAGGCCGATAACATGGGCCGCTCCTGGGAAAAATCCTCTGCGATGATGGCTGCCGGCATCGGCGTGGCAATTGCCGCCGTTGTCGCTGCGGCCGTAGCCGTAAAGCGCTTTGCCGAGGCCTCCATAGAGGCCTACAGCGAGTATGACGCCGCCGTGGTTGACATGGGCAAGATCACCGATGAAACGGTGGGGTCCATTGCCGCTAAAATAGGCACACTGGGGCCGGAATACGGCAATGCCACGGCGCTGACACAGGCGTATTACAATGTCATCTCTGCGGGCGTGACCGAGCCGGTGGCGGCACTGGACACCCTACAAATGTCAGTTAAGGCCGCCAATGCGGCCCACATCGAGGCCGCCGATACCGTGACGGGTATCACGGCCCTCATGGAGGCCTACGGCGACGCCATTGACGGTGCCGGCGAATCTGCCGACCTGATGTTTCAAATCGAGGCATCCGGAAAAACCACTGTCCAGGAATTGATCCCCTATATCGGCGAGCTGGCCGGCAAGTCGGCGGCCTTAGGCATCACCCAGGATGAGCTGGGGGCGGCATTTTCCCAGGTGACGTTGCTGGCCGGGTCCACAGCCAATGCGGCCACGCAGTATAAGGCGGTTTTGACCTCCCTCATGGCGCCATCCGAGACCATGACAGGGTTGCTCGGCGACTACGGCGGAGCGCAACAAGCCATTGCGGACATGGGCTTTGAGGGCGTCCTGGATCTTATCTCCGATGCGGCCGGCGGCAATGCCGGCAAGCTGCAAAAACTCATGGGCAGCGCCGAGGCTGTGGGCGGCATGCTCACCCTCACCGGTAACGACATGGAAGGGTACAACCAGCGCCTGGATGACATGGCGACAAAGGCCGGCAATACCGAACAGGCCTTTGACGATTGGAAAGAATCGATGGAGGGGATTGACGCCGCCTATGATGCCTCCATTAAAAATCTGATGATCGCGTTTGGTGAGGAGTTGGCGCCGATGGTGTCATCCTCCATGCAAGGCATTATCGACATTATGCCGACGATGATTGATGTGGTGCATACGACCTTTGCGGGTATCAGGGTGGCCGGCGTATTGCTGGTGGACGCGGTGATCGGTGGCTGGATCCACATCGAATATGCGTTTAAAACGATGGTTGCCGGCATTAAAGGGGCCTGGGCCAGCGGTGTCGATGTCCTGGAAGAACGCATGGCGGATTTTTTATATTCAGTCTCCCAGGGGCTCGACCGGCTGCCGGGCTTTTCGGATGCGGCCACAGAAGCCATGCGAAAATTGGCCGATCAGATCAGTGACAACACGGGTGAGTCCGACAAATTCGGGGCCGCGGTTGCCAAGGTGACCATTGCAAAGCTTAAGGAGTTGGCCGCTCATGAGGATATCATCGATGGGATGCTGAAAGAGGCCCGGGGCTATAAAAAGACCGCCACGGCCGCGAGCGCCGCGGCAAAGGCCGCCATTAAAAATCAGCGGGCCATTGCGAAGGCGGCTGAAAAAAGTGCCGCCCAGCGCAAGGCCGCGGCTGCAGACGTGGTTGACGCCGAAGAAGACGCCGCCGAGGATGTGCAGGCCACCTGGACCGCGGCATGGGGGCGCAGCGGCCAGGTAGCCATCGGGGCGGGGGTTGAGACAGCCGAGTCCTGGCAGCAAACCCATGATGCCAACGCCCGGGTGCTGGCCGCGTTTTCCGATTTGTACCAGCGTACGGTGCAGGGCGACACCGAATTTGAGCGCACACAGCTCAGGGCACAGGCCGCGGCCTACGAGGCCGCCGGGGCAGACAAACATCACATCGCCCTGTGGCTGGCCAGCGAGCTGGCGGCTTTGGCGGCCGACACAACGGCCGTTTCCGATCGCGAAAATCAGGCCCAGGTCAGGGCGGCCCAGGACGCCGCGTATGACAAGCTCCTGGCAGAAGGAACCTTTTTTGATGGCGTGTCCGCCGGTTTTTCACAAATCACCGCCGATGCCACCACCTGGGCCGAGGCCGGGGTGTACCTGGCCCATGATTTTGCAGACCAGGCATCCATGTCCTTGTCAGACGGCCTGTTTGGGATCCTGACAGGAGAAATGGACTCCCTTGAGGATGCCTGGGATTCGCTGTGGAAAGGGATGCTTCGATCTGTAGTCGACACCGTTGCCCAGATGGCCGTGGAAGCGGCCAGTGTGGCGGTTATCTCCTGGGTGACCGATGCGATTTTTGCCAGCCAGGGGGTGTGGAAACTTGAGGGCAGTGACGACGGGATCCCCGTCGTGGCCCACCCCGGCGAGATGATCATCCCAGCGCCCCTGGCCGGGGCGATCCGCGAGGGTATTGACGGCGGCGGGTACGGCGACGGCTTTGCAGGACTGGGCGCTGCGGCCGGTAATCTGTCGGCACACGGCAGCAACGTCATGGGCTCCCTGGCAACGGGCACGGCCACAAGCTACGCCGGTATCGGGGCCACGGGCCTGACCGGGCTGCTGGGCGGTACGATGGATTTCGGTGATTTTTTTCGAGGTATGACCAGCCCCGAGGCGATGATCGGCGCTGTGGCGACCGGCGGCCTGCCGGCTGCGATGACGGAGATGATGGGGATAGGGACCCCGGGCCTGATTAGTTTTAGTTCTCTCGGGTCTATGCTGGGCGCTACTGCAATGATGTCTCTGGGGTTGCCGGGCGCCCTGGCCGCGATGGTGGGGAAGCCCCTGGGCGCTTTTTTGACCGACGCATTAGGAGATGCTTTCGGAGTGCGGGAAAACGAAGAAATCAGGGATATGATGGAAGCCGCGTTGGGGTATTTCTCTGGCCGGCAGGCATATCAAGGGCTTATGCCGTATGAATCGTGGGGCCTGTTCGAGTACGGCACGGTCACACCGGAGCAGATGGCGGAACTTATTGCAGGCCTGGCGGACGCCGGCGCGATGGAAATGCACGGCTATACAACTGCGCAGATTGCAGCGGCTATCTCTGCAGGATCAGAGTACAGCCCTGGGGATTTTTTCGGCACTGGGCAGTGGAATGCAGAAAAAGCCCGAGCGCTGGATCCGGCAGCGATGGACCCGGTTCAAACGGGATGGGGGAATGACAACGATAACGATAACGGCGGCGGTTTTTCCGGCGACACCCCGGGCGGGGCCGATGACGGATACGGCCGACGCTACGGCGGGTTTTCCGATGGGCCCCGGGCCGGCTACCCCATGACGCTGCACGGCGCCGAGGAGGTTGTCCCCCTGGACGAACCCTACCGATCGAAATTTCGCGATGCCGTGGGCATGGACCCGGCGGCCATTGCAGCTGCCATTGTGCAGCAACTGGGCGGGGCAGGCGGTGGAAACAACCGGCCCATCCACGTCACCGTAAACCTGGGCAACGAAACTCTGGGCACCTATGTGGCTCAGATCGCAGACAATGTGCGCATCGAAGCTACGCGGCGGGATGCCGGCACCCGGAGGATCATCTGATGCTGCTGGTATCGATCAATATCAACGGAACAACACACCGGATCAGCGATGAGACATGCGAACTCACGCACCTGTGGAAAAATCGGATAATAAAATTTTCGCCGCCGCAGTTCCAGATGGCGAAAACATACGGGGGGTATTGCCGCATGGGCTTTGGCGCCATCAGCATCTCCCCTGACGTATTCGTTGATGACTGGCCCCCCCCGGTGGAGCTGACCAGCTTTCAGGTCCAGTACACCGACACCACGGAAGCCGCTGCCACCACGCTCATCACCGGCAGGGCATACTTGCGGGCATACACAAAGGAGGCGGTCACCTATGACGTGCACCCGGATGAATACGCTGCCAGCCTGCTGGCCGAAGATTGTAATTACGACAGCCGGACGGTGTGCCTGCCCCGGGCATTCGGCACGGTCACCCACGTGACGCCCGTACGGCTGTTCGATGTCGGGGGCGAGCCCACCTATCACAAGGGCGGTATCCCGTCGGTGGTTATCGGTACCGACTGGGATGTGTATGACGATGGCATCGGTATCAATGCAAATGTCAGCGATAACGGCGACGGAACATTTTCCCTGACCGTCGATCCTACCGGCGCGGTGACCATGTCGGGTGTGGGTCAGGATGGCACCATCGATACGATCATGGACTGGGCCTGCGGTCAGTACCTCCAGGGAACATACCCAGGCCTGGACCTGACATACAACAACGCCAAAAAACGCACGGCCAGTCCCGCCATTAATTACTGGGCGGACAGGCAGAAGCTGCTGATTGATTTTCTCTCCGACCTGGCCGCCTATGGCACCCACCTTTTTTATATTCTGTCCGGCACATTGTACCTGGTGGACATGAAACAGAGTAACGGGACGTACGCCGTCAGCCGGTTTTTCGGCGCGAAATACGAGTATGAAACGCCGGTGAGCCTGGTACGGTCTAAATGGCGGACAAAGGCGGCCGTGACCGAAGGGATCGGCAGTTACGTAAAGTCCTATGATCACGAATCCACCCGGAAGACGGCGTATGCCTACGGCAAGGAGCGCAGCCTCACGCCCTACCATGATGTCGCGATTTATATCAAAACCGCCCAGATGGACGTGTTGACGTTTTTATTGCAGCAACAAATAGAAATAGAGATCCCCAACGAAGGGGCTTTAATCCTGCCGGGACAATTGATATCGTGGACGGATACGGCCCTGCGCAACGATACGAGCTATGAAATTTATGCCCGCAGCATACGGTACAATTTTGACAAGGCATCCGTTGTTATTATCGGGGAGAAAAAGATAACCGCCTCCGATTTGCCGATTAAGGCCGGGATGATATTTCCCTATTACCAGGCCAACGACAATATTCCCGCCGGCTGGAGCAAATACGCGGATGTCAAGGACCGGTGCATTGTCGGGCACGGTACCGATCATTCGGCGGCGACTGTCGGGGGGTCAAAAACCATCAGCTTCAACTGCGCTTCAGACGGCGGGCATGTCGGCGCGTATAGCCATGTTTTTGCCTTGGCCGCCGCCGGCGGATCAGAGCCCACATGGTACGTAAATGCCGGTGCCGACCCGACAGACCATTCTCACGACCTGACCGTACAATTTGAGCCGCGCTGGGTGAACCTGTGTTTTATCCAGGCCAATTGCGACCTGGAACAATTGCCGGCCTGGGCGATCGTTCTCACAGACAGTAATATAAGACCGACAGGGCTCCAGCCCTTTTCCCTCCCGGAATTGATCATGCGGGGGGCCACGGATATGGTCACCGCGGGCGGTGGGAGTTATGCGGATGAAACGCAGTCGGCTATTGCAGACCATTCTCACGGCACACGCGGGGGCGGGGCGACGGCCGGTTCGGAAGGGGCCCTAGAGTTCGAGGCTGCAGGTGCTCACGCGAATCACACACTGACACTGACGATTACGGACAAACTGAAAAAAGTCTATCTGAGGGCCTGGACCAAGAACACCGCTTTTGATCTGGTGTCGGGGATGATCGGGTTTTGTGACGTCTTCTCCATCCCAGCCGACTGTGTGTTTTGTGACGGCGACAACGGCACGCCGGATACACAAGACAGCTACATCGTCTTGTCTGCAAACGCCGATAATGCCAACAGTGGCACACAGGAGGTGGGGCTGAGCGGCACCCTGAGCAACCTGACACACGACCATGCCGGGGGTGTCTTCGGCATCTGAGATTGCGAGGAACTGGTGTCCGGGAGACACCAAACAGTCGACACACACAGCCACACCATATCGGGAGACGTCGGCTGGGAGCCGCCGTATTATCCGCTGATGGCGGTGATGAAAACAGAGTGAGCATAGGAGGGTGTAATGCGCTATGGTAAATTGTTTTTGCTCGATCGCGGCAAAATCGTCATCGTCCGCGACGCCGCCGGGGTGCAGGTGTCGTTTGCGACCATCGAAGCGTTTAACCTGTATTATCCTGGGTTGGACCTGATCGGCAAAACGTATATCAACTACGAACCGGAACGGGCGCCCATCCCGACATACATCGACGACAGTGACCCGGAGATCAGTGCTGCCGATATCCCTGAGCAAAAATACGAAGCGGTGATCTCGGCGGTGGCTGATATGACCGCAAAAAAGGCGGACCCATACTACGGTATGGATGTGGATAGTGCCAAAGCCCTGCGGATCAAGGAGGTGAGGGCAGAAGGGATGGCGGACATTTTTCTCCAGTGGCCGATTTGGAAGCAACTCAACGCCAATGCCGGGATATACGATGAGACCGTAAAAGCCGAAAAGGACGCATATGTAACAAAAATAATCGATGCCATTGCCGCGGCGGAGGCGAATATCGAGAGTGCGAAAACCGTGGGCGATATTAAAAAAATAAAACGGCAGAGCAACGAGACGGCGCAATGCAAATAATATATCCGGACAGAATCACCGGCATAACGGCCGATGAGGAAAACACAAACTACCCGATCGCCAATGCGCAAAATGATCACCCGCGGGAAAAATGGAAGGCGACAACAAATACGGCCCGGGTAACCCTCAATCTCAGCCGGGGTAACGGGTGTTTTGTCTATGGCACAAACGCGACCGGCATTACTGTGACAGTCGGAGACGAGGCAACCGGAGAGTGGGAGGAGTTGTCAGGCAGCGCGGTGACATTCGGCACCTCAAATGGTAAAGGGGCCTTATGGGCTGATTATACTGCGATTGCTGTGGCGCACACCATCAAGCTGGACTTTGTTGCTGCCGCCGGCACCATCATCGAGGCGGGCATCATCCGGGCGGGCGATGTCAGTTCATTCAGGGATCCGAGCCAGGGCATGGCGGAGGGGCTAAAGGATTTCTCCATAATCAGAACCCTGAACACCGGATCACGCTATATCGGAAAGCGCGCCATCGTGCGGACATTTAACTTCTCGGTCACGGAAGACCGGGACACGGATTTCTATAAATTCATGCTGGGCATCATAAGGGGGCGGGGCGCTGCCCCGCTGGCCTGGCGCCTTATCACCGATTCTTTGACCGATTGGGCGTGGATCGTGTTCGTGAATACAGAGGATATGCCCCAGGGCGATCACTTCGGGTTCGCGCACAGCAAACTGGACATAACATTGGTCGAGGCAAGTTAAGTGAAAATACTATATCCGAGCAATGTCAATTCCATCACGGCTGATGAGGAAAATGCCGATTATCCCGTCTCCAACGTCGAAAATGATTATGTGGAGGAGGTGTGGAAGGCGACAACAAATACGGCCCGGGTAACCCTCAATCTCAGCCGGGGTAACGGGTGTTTTGTCTATGGCACAAACGCGACCGGCATTACTGTGACAGTCGTAGATGATGCAGCCGGTATCGAGGAGGAGTTGTCAGGCAGCGCGGTGACATTCGGCACCTCAAATGGTAAAGGGGCCTTATGGGCTGATTATACTGCGATTGCTGTGGCGCACACCATCAAGCTGGACTTTGTTGCTGCGGCCGGAACCATCATCGAGGCGGGCATCATCCGGGCGGGCGATGTCAGTTCATTCAGGGATCCGAGCCGGGGCATCCAGGAGGGGCTGAAAGACCTGTCTGTTATGAAAGACCTGGGTGAGGGGGGACGGTACTACAAAAAACAGGCGGTGATCCGGACATTTAACTTCTCGGTCACGGCAGCCCGGGATATTGATTTTTATACGTTCATGCGCGACATCATACAAGAAAGAGGGTGCGCGGCGCTGCCATGGCGCCTTATCACCAAATCTTTGACCGATTGGGAGTGGATCGTGTTCGCGAACACAGAGGAGATGCCCCGGGGCTATCACGGCGCGCCCGCGCACAGTAAACTGGATATAACGTTGCTCGAGGCTATGGCAATCGGCAACCAATCTGTCACCTTTGGCGGCGAAGGTGTGACCTTTGGCGGCGAAGGTGTGACCTTTGGCGGCGAAGTTATGCCCCTTGGCGGCGAAGGTGTGACCTTTGGCGGCGAAGGTGTGACCTTTGGCGGCGAAGAAGTAATTTTATAAATGGAGGAACTATGAAAAAAATAATACTTGTTTTAATGCTTTTTTTGTTCACAGCCTGGAATCCGGCTTATGCGGGTGTTGAACTTGATAACGACGATAACGGCGCTGTTGATATCGAGCTAGGCGGAACGAACGCCACCACGGCCGAGGCAGCACGAACGGCTTTGGGGCTTGGTACTGGTGATGTGGATTGGACCGTGGATCAAGTGACAGCTGATATCCATATCGACAATATCGTTGACCTGTCCGGTCTTTATTTAACCCCCGCCGCATTAACTACGGCACTGGGAACAGCCTATGACACGGAGGCTGAACTGGCGGCGCTTTTCGCCGGGAAACAGACCGACCTTGCCGTACCCTCTCAAATTGAGGCCGAGGCC